AACGGTAATTGATACACCAATATATGGTTGGTTATCAGTGACCAACTCTGCTGATGCTCTAGTCGGTAGAGCGGAAGAAACTGACGCGGCCTTGCGGATAAGACGGACCTTATCTACTCAAGCCCTGGGCAATAATTTAGTGGACTCCTTGTTCGGACAACTACTGAACCTGGATAATGTAATAGACGCTGTTGTAATCAGTAACGGCACTAATGCGGTAGTAAACGGTATACCGGCGCATCAATTCTTGACTTCGATCAAAGGCGGGGATGATAACGAAATTGCTCAGACGATCTGGAACAATACGCCACAAGGAATTTTATCTTTTGGCTCGACTTCGGTTTTTGTTATCGATCAACAAGGATTTTCACAGGAAGTTAAATTCACAAGACCGAATGATATAAATATTTATTTTAAAATAGACATTACCACAGATCCGTTAGTTTTCCCTGGAAGCGGAGAAACAGATATTCAAGAAGCTGTCGCTTTATACGGTACGAACAATTTTAAGATTAGTGATGATGTTATTTTATCAAGATTTTATACGCCAATAAACGAAACAGCCGGAATAACTTCTATCGCTCTTTATATTGGTTTCAGTGCGTCTCCGACAGGTACGGTCAATTTGTCTATAGATTTGGACGAAGTGCCGGTTTTTTCAACAGCTAATGTGGAGGTCAACATAACATAATGGCTACTCCATCAGAAAAAGGCATAGGGCGTTTATTATATCAGTTCAGAGACTCGGAAAACCTAATAAAATTTTTATTGACTTTTTTAGAAGAATTTAATGAACTTGAGGTTTCAAGACTACAACTTTTAAATGAGCGATGGCTCGATACCGCCTATGGTGTGCAGCTAGACATAATCGGCGAAATAGTCGGACTGGTAAGGCCACAACGCCCTGTTGCAGTCGCTGGTGTGTTCGGTTTTGAAGGAGACGACAGCGCACTAGGCTTTGGCAGTACGACCGACCCACTTGTAGGCGGTAACTTCTGGGACGGAAAAACGCCTACTGTTCCGGTAAATGATTCGATTTATCGTCTTTTGATTAGGGCTAAAATCATCAAAAATCAGACGGCTATGACCGTAGACGATACCCTTCGGCTGATATCGTTTACGTTCGGCGGGGTCGTAGTTCGTTATTTCCAGAATCCATATCTTGAACCGCAATATGAAATTTATAAAAATCTATCCGCGTTTGAATTGAGTATTCTGCCGGACCTACCTGTTCTGATTGGAATAGAAAAAGCTTTTTATACATCGGTTCCAGAAGATGTAGATGGTCAAGTATTCAGTTTTGACGGCGATGATTCCCCTAATGCGGCTGGGTTTGGCACTACTGCAGATCCTGATATAGGCGGTAACTTTTCAACAATTGTGTAGGAGAAACTTAAATGGCTAAACCGACATTACTTCCAAAGTGGAATGAGAATGAAACTAATAATACAGTGCCGGATTCAACAAGACAGAATGATGGCTGGGTAATAACTGGTGGAATACCACAGAAACCGCAATTACAATTTATGAATTGGTATCAATGGAATGTTTATAAATGGATTGAGCAATTCAATCAACAAGGCGTAGTTGAATGGGACGCTGTTACAACTTACCAAATCGGTGATATGGTAAAAGGTTCTAACGGATATATCTATCAATCAAGAACTGCCGGCAATACAAACAATGATCCTGTTTCTTCAACTACGCAGTGGAAACTCGGTTTTTTAAATCCCAGCTTAGTGATTGGCGCTAATTCACCTATCGACAGCGGCAATCAATTACAAGTTGTTGACACTATGGAAGTAGCTACTAACACGGGGAGCACGCGGCAAAGACTGACTATTACGCAAAGTGCTTCGATAGGAAGTATAGACAGTTACGATGAAAATGGCGCGGCTTCGTTACCGTTAAACTTAAATCCTTCCGGAGGAGTGGTTGCAATAAATGGATATGAAAAACTCCCTGCACCGCCTACAGGAGTTTCTGAATTAAATTTAGCAGTTGCAGATAGTGTAACTCATACATCTACACTTACGAGTAATTTAGGGACAGTGTCTATCGGCGACATTTTTATGGTGTTTTTTCATATTAACGGAACTGTTGACGCGACAGGGAGAATACAGGTTAATATTCAAAAATCTACCGGTACAGCTGTTATTGAAGCAGCTAACACTAATAATTCTGTCATTGATATTCATGCGGTTACTGGTGGAACGACAGTAGCTAATTCATTTAATTGTTATTTTGAAGTAGCTACTGCCGGGACTCTAACACTTGAGTATACAATAACACCGACTGGATTTAATCTATCATCTGCTAATGTCGGAATGAAGCCCCAACTTTTAAGAAGATCATTATAGTTTTATTGCCCGGATTTCTCCGGGCATTTCTTTACTCATAATTTTGTAAACTCCCTATTACAGCTTCTTTTCGACATTTTAGACAAAGATCATTTCATAAAAAATTGTTTTCTGATTGATCTTCGAAGATAAAATTTTTTATGATTACTTTGATAAAAAAACCGTCTTTATCATAAATAAATTGGTCGGGTAAACTGTCATAATACGTTTCACAAACATCACACTTTAACGCTTCAGCCATCGATTTTCTCCTTCCACAAGTAAACTGCAATTATTACAGGCCAGAATAAAACAATTATTATGTCTATAAATATTTCTTTTTCAGACACGACTAACCCATTTTTAGAGTTCCGGTAAGCTACATACAATGTTAGTGCTAAACCGATAATTAAATAAATTTTTAAAATTATCATTTTATTAATCTTTCTTATATCGTTTTGATTCATATCCGCTTGCGGAAAGCGGTAGTCCTTCGAAACATGGTTCTAATTTACACATTATATTTTTTAATTCTTCGATAGTCAAACCATTTTTCTCCGGAGTTAAAACACCGATTTCATCATAAACAGTGATAAAAATTCTATGACCGGCATTGAGTACATTCAGAGTAGCTGTTGAAAAAATCTCTCTTGCGGTGGCTTGTGTAACGTTTTCGACTAAACGGGTTTTGTTTAAAAATTGTTGTGTCCATTTCTTTGTCTCACTATTAATACCCCTATAGACTATGTAATTTCTATATCCGTAGTAAGTCTTTTCTCGTTTTACTTCTGCATAGGCGTATGCTAAAGGTTTGCCGTTGGGCAGAATCATGAATAAATACCTATCGTAGTAAGTAAACGACACTCTCCCAACACTGTAAGTCAGTCCCTTATTTTCTACTGCGTTTATCGCGGCTTTCTCTAAGTCGTACCAGAACTGTCTAACTTTATAATATTTTTTTCTGAACATTAATACATAGTGCTTGGCTTGTTCTTCTGTTATGTTTATACCTCTTTGTTTACAATTAAGATAAAACGTTTTGTGACCCATACCGAATTGACAATTGTGCACGATCAACGGGCTATTGCCGTAAACCATGAACCTGTTATTGCTTCCAACATTTAGTATATCATAAGTGTCGATAACAGTTTTCTTGATATATGATAGTTTCTTCGGCGCTTTTTTTATTTTTAAGTTTTCTGCATATTGTTGAAGTATTACAATATTGTTGAACAATTTTTCTTTGAAGTTATTTGAAATTGAATTTTTTGAGTCTTTCATGTGAAGTGCATTCAGCAATGCAGTAAGAGTTTTCTTTGTATCCTTTAACGTATTTAATAATATTGATAAAGCTAAACATGTAGACTGTTTCTCTAATTGATAACTATTTTTTAGATATCGCGCTTCTTTCCAGCCTTCTGGAGTTAATATTTTATGGTCGTCCGTTAAATATACACCACACACATTTACGCACTGCTTTTTACCTTTATAGACAACTCCATCATGTTTTACAAATCCGTCTCCGTCAAATAATAAATCATTTTTGTCTATTTTTTCTATTGGTTTTGGGCCGTTATTCGTTAGCACTAACGTATTTTTTGCTATACAACCTAATATTACGGTTTTACCAAATTGTCTTTTGTCAGCCGATACAGCTTCATAAGGTACTTCATATAAAGACGAAGCCATATCAACATACTGATCAAGTCCGTCAGTAAGAACTTGCAGAATATGTACTGTTCTGCAAGCCATAAAAGAACTACGTTTTCGATTGACGAATAATCAGCGACTACTAATTTATACCCTGACGGCGCACAAAATGTCGGTCTAATCAACGCGGCTACTGTTTTTAATAAATCGGGGTACTTATTTATTATGTCTTGTGTCGATAATTTTAAAAAATCATCAATAACTTCTTCTACATTTTCAAGTTTA